TAGTTCCGGCCAGCCGTACTTGGGCACACAGACACAGTTCCAGATGGCGTACTCGAACATGGCGTTCCATGCTTGGATTTTGCCACCCCTGCTGACGTGTTGTACAAGCGGCCATACTTGAGTGGTGACGGGGTCTTTTGGGTTTTTAACCCGAACATTATCGGGATTGGTGCCGAACGCAATACACAACACTTCTGTTGTGGGGTCGTTGGCGTAGATGTCTAGCCCTTGGTCGGCTAGATCGATGTGGCTGCGTGTTTCAAAGTCAATACTATAAATCATATATGCTCCTATGGCAAGCCGACGTATCGGCGGGTTTTAAATCTGCTGCAAATCACTGATCTTCATATTATAACAGTCTGCCTTCACAGTAAAGTTATTTGATGGGTCAATCTGACCTTTCTTCAATGATACCGCATTTTGGAAGTACTCGCTCTTTTTGTATGAGCCAAGATACCAACCAACGGTTAAGTCACTCTTCACACGCACAAACGCATAGTAGTCGCACTTTTGCTTGGTGTTAAATGCTGCTACTGAGCAATCATAATCTGCGCGTGGCTTGACTGTGGTTTGCTTAGTCTTCACATCTACAGTTTGACCATTGGGTAAAACCAAATCATAGTCATAGCTGTTTTGCTCTGTGGCTCCCAGTACTTGTTGCGCAATCTGCTCACCGATAAATCCTACCACATTACCATCACCTTGGCGAATGCTGTTATTCAAAGTGCCCATTTGAGCTGCTTTAGTTTTAGCCTTCTGTACCATCGCTGGTGTAATTTGTACTTCTAACATAATTCCTCCGAATCATAAAAAAGGGGCGCCATACTGGCCGCCCCAAACTCACCACCATGTGAATGTTTTAAATCTTTTGTACTGCAATTTGGTAACCATCGTGCACAACCTTAAACTGATCACCAAACACAAACGCAAATGAATCTACTGCGATTTTAGGTTTTTGCCTGTCAGTAAAACCTTCTGGGTTCCAGTGGTAATCATCAAACAACATAATCCCACCTTGCTTTAACAAGCCCCATGCCATGCAGGCATCGGTCAACACCGCTGGCGCTGTGTGATCACCATCGATGTAGATAAAATCAAACTGGGTATTTAATTCAATTAGCTTAGCTAAAACTCGATAAGAAGTTTCAGTAAACGTCGTTAAATTCTGAGTTGGCTTTAATACTTCGTATACGTTGGCTTGAAAACGTTTATATAAATCAGATAAATCTAGTTGCGTGTGCTCCATGCTGCCCATAAATGGGTCAACACAAACCATGGTGCCGTCTTCATCTAATGCGTTTTCAAGGAACCAGCAGGTTGCCCTGCCTTCAAAGCAACCAATCTCAAGGAATGATTTTTTGGCGGGTAACAGTTGAACCAGTTGTGATAGATGCGGCAGGTTGTATGTGAACCAATCTTGTGTGAAATTCATTCGAAAATCCTATCTATTATTTGTTGCTTCTCGCCATTTGATAGGCGCGTCCAAGCTGCAATCTCATCTCTTGTTCTCTTGCAACCTTTGCAAACGCTAGAGAAGTTGAGCTCACATTTTCCCACGCATGGACTTGCCACATCCATGCTAGGTTCCAGTTGAGCAGATTGAGCGGAGGGCACGCCCACGGATCAGATCTCACAGACGCCCGCCACGCATGCTAACTGTTGCGCGCCTTCGACGTTGTCTGTGTTTTCTTTGAACTCTTCCCAGTTGATTTTGGGGATGCTGGCTTTGAGCTCTTTGTATGTGGCTTCGTCGCACTCTTCGTACGGGGCTTGGCGGTATGTGCCGCCGTCGTACGGGAGGTAGGAAACTCCGCTAATTTCGCTAAAGTTTTCCCACGTCCACGCGCCGACTGTTGGCCAGTCTTTTTCTTCGACTGAGATGGTGACTGACGGCTTGTGCTCGCACCAATATCTTTGGTAGGTGAGCCAGAGCTCCAAGTGGGAAATGGGGGTAACGTCGCTCCTTGTAATTCCATCGGGGGCTTTGATTGGGAATGAGAAAACAACCGTTTGATCAGGTTTATAAACGCACGCTTCATTTGGTATTCCTTGTGAGATTAAGAATTGGGTAAGAGGATCTTTTTTGTCGCCTCTAACTCTTCGGATATAGAATTTACTATGACGAGGATGGATTCCTGATGCTGAGTCGACAAGCTGTGAAACAGTTCCGGATGGCTTGACACAAGTAATCGCAGCTGATTCTGGTATTCCAAGCAATCCAGCAAACTCTTTATTAGCCCGTCTAGCTTCTTCTCTGAGCTCAGAAAGTAATTCATTTAGCTTTGATCCTTGTGTTGTGAGAAGGGGATTATCATAGATTCCGGTGAGGGAAACACCCAGTAACCGCTCTTCTTCAGTATTTCTCTGCCACACCTTGCGCAGATAGGGGAACTTGGTGAAGGTAGACTGGATGGTACCCAAGATAGCGGCGAGGCGCACTTTGCGCAGCAAGGTTTCACGGTTGTCGTCATGGCGTACTACACATTCACTAAGATTGCAAAATTGGTATGGTCGCAAAATGATCTCTGAGCACGGATTTGTACCGAACTCAAAATTTGGATCTCGATGCCCGTATTTTTCAACCGCCTTTTTAGCAGCCTCCCGATTAAATATGCCTCGTTCACCGGAATGGGAGTTGTAAAGTGACAGCCATTCTTCCATGAACTTTCCGACAGTAGGTGTTTCGTTATACACCGCACTGTTGTTCGCAAGAGCGCGGTGTGGTGCTGTGTCCCACCATGGTCCAGCTTTTGCATGTCTAATCCTTTCATCGTCCAGGTCGGAAAGTGAAATCATAGCTGATCGGCGCACACCACCGACCACTACCACCTCACCAATTTTACACATCAGGTCGTGGCACTCTAATGAGTTTAGCTTACGACCCTTGGCATGTTTAAATGTTGCTACAGTAAACTCAAATAGATCAATTAGTGGTTGTGGCCCAGAAGCTCTTCCGCCAAATGTTTTGAGTCGTGCTCCGGCAGGTCTAACGGCTGAGACGTCCCATTCAGGGATTTCACCAGCCCATAGAGTGGCAAGCAATAATCGCAGTGACTTGGCCCAACCTTCTTTGGAGTCGTGGACGGTGATGCGATGTTCTGAATCAAATAATCGCTCTGGCACTTCGGGCAGCTTATTAATATTTTTGGACTCCACTGAGAATCCGACGCCAGTGCCACACAAGAGAATGAACATGGCTTCATCAAAGCTCTTAGGATCATCCACAGGCATATAAGCGCAGTTATAGACGCAAGTATTGTCACGATCGGCACTCTTTCCTGCCGTCATCATGGCACGCATGGACGGCATCAATTCGAGATTATAAATGGCACTACGAATTTCTGTTTTTAAATCTGCTTTGTCAGCAATCGCTGGTGTACGACTAAAGATGTAGTCAACATAGCGATCTACTGTTTCGCTCCAAGTTTCTCTACGTTGCTTATCGTCAACAAAACGAGCATAGCGACTAGCTGCGATATATTCTTGATACTGATCCATTTATTATTCTCTGTGTTATATGGTTTATAAAGGGAAAAAGGGCGAGCCAGTTTCTAGCCCGCCCCGCCCACTACTGGGTACTACAACTACTTATACTGCGAAATCTGCTGCTGCGGATGTTGCGCCACCAAGTGGCTCGCCATCTTCTAACTTCTGTAGGTTGTTCAAACCGCACGCAATGCCTTTTGAGCCTTGTGCGTTGTAAGCATAAAACGTAACTGATGCACGACCAAAACAACCGCTGTAAAACTCGCTAGGATCGATAATGCTATTCATGTCAGCATCCACCAAGCCGGGCTTATTAGCACTATTGGCATTGAGGAAGTAGCTGTTTTTGTAAGCCTCGTCGTCCGGACGCTCTAAATCACCATCACGTAAACCACCTTTTAATACTGGTGGAACTTTGCCGCCAAAGAATGCCGCAGAGTTTGCCTTGCAATCCTCAAATGCTTTCTTGAGTTTAGCAACGCCATCTTTGTCGCTCTTAGGAATAATCAGTGACACGGAGAACTTTGGTGTGCCGCCTTCAATTCCAGCCTTGGCTGTAAAAACGTTAGCATAAGAGAAACGTACTTTGTTGGTTACAACTTTTACTTTTGGAGCTGAGCTCATAATATTACCTTTTTAACGTAAGAACCAAACTTCAATCGGGGTCGGTTCGTCTGCCCGTACAACTAATTATACAAAGTTTCAATAACTAATCCAATATTTCCTATGGCATATCCAATAAAAGCAACACCAAGGCCAATTCTACCATCGATCATAAACTTAGTGGCAACTATTGTATACACTATGCCAATGACAGCAATCAACCATGCGTTCATTTAAAATCCTCCACTGCCTCGGCCTTGTCTTTTACCAGCTTAGGAGAGCCTTCAGGGCGCACAATCAAGTCGCCTAGGATAGACTCTATCTGACCCTTTGATCGTAGCTTAGAGAGCTGTGAAATCGATTTGAGAGATACCGGCTCATAGATCTCTTCTTTACTCAGGCCCTTGTCAATTAAAACAGTTGCGGCCAGTGTTTGGTCTGAGATTTTACGATGAGTCACCGTGGTACTGAGCTTGTAGCCTTTAGGGATAACGTCCTCATCAACTGCTTTCTTAAGTGCGTACTCTGCAATGTCATTGGCGTAAGTTCGTAATGAGTCAACTCGTGATAAGACTAGATGAATTTCTTCATCGTCAAGTAGAGGGGCCGGCCTAAACTCGAGCTTAGCTATTTCTGTGTTGAACTCTTGGCGGGCTTTGCACTGCGCTTTTGCCCTGCACCAGTGGCAGTGGTCGCCCGGGACGAAATCACCGGTACCGGCGTACGCTTTTTGCGCCCTTGCTTTGACGTAGTACTTGCCCCACTCGACGAGCTTGCCGATGGTTGTGAAGTCTTCCGTGATGGAGTCAAGCCTTGGCTGGACGATGATCGTGCGGACGTCTTTGAGGTCTGGGAACTCTGCTTTGTATCTTTCGTAGGCACCAAGGGCATAGAGACGGAGCTGTTCGTTGTTAATGGCAGAGACAGGAACCCCTGCACCAGCCTTGAGATCAATGACTGTAAGTCGGTTTTCACCGATGATAACACAATCTGAAGTGCCAAACGATTCAACGACATACTCACCGATATCAACTCGAGCTTCGACAAAAACTTTGTCTTGAGAGCCAGCTTGAGAGCGGACAAAGTTGACGTATGAGTTTGCGACTTCTTCGAGTTCTTCTGAATACAGCGCATTTTGTTTGCATAATTCGATTTCTTTGTCATGCTCTTCCACTCCTATTTGGTTTAATTGAAAACGTAACTTCACCTCGGACATACTGTGCGCCAGTGTACCCTCGGCAGAAAAATCTTTTTGGCCAGCACGTTTTTTTGGTTCAGGTAATGTGGCTTCTAGGCGAGCGCTAGGGGTGCAGTGCAACCATCGATGTGCTGATGATGGACTGAGAAGTGCATGTGAGGTCATTCAAGGCTTTCAATTCGGTTTGTCGTATAACTAAGTATACAAAAAAGGCCGCTATGAAAGCGGCCCTATATTTCGTATTGTGAAATTAATTTGAAACGTTATTTAGCTTCTTTGAGTTGTTTGATCAGGTCGCTAACAGCCCCATTAAAATCGATTACAACGTCCACCTTGGCGTCAACCTTGTTGTCCCTAGTCTCCCTATAGTCTTCTTGGAACTGGCCTCTGAGAGCGATCT